ATGCAGAACTGAACCAGTCGCTGACGAGTTTTTGAACTTCCTCGCCGGTCTTCCCCTTGGTCGACAGCTTGCTTTTGGCGATGTTCAGACCGTCAAACGTACCCTCGTTTGCAGAAATGCCGATCCTTGACACCAGAGCGATAACGCCTTGCTCGGTGGCATCGTAGACAGCAGACAGGGACTCAGCAGTCTGCGCGTCCAGTGCGCTATACCGGGTGCGCTTCTTGCTGCTGGAGAACAGTCCGCCTTTTTTCTTCTGGTCGACAAACTGCTGACCCTCAAGCTGGCCGTTCTCTACGCCCAGGGTGATACCCGAATTCTTGGTCTGCCATGAGCCGCCGAACAGTTTTTCACCCACATACTTGGTGACGGCTTGGTGCAGGGTCGAGCCGCTGAGAATGGCCGCCCATTTTCCGCCCACCACCTTGCTCAGCGCCTTGTCTTGCGCTTCGAAGAAGCCCGACATCGCCGCGCCTGGTGCCATGGCGACCTTGCCCAGGACGGTCTTGCCGCCGCTGTCCATGATTTCACCAGCATCAGGACGAACCCCGGCGTCGTACAGCTTGCCGGATTGGTACATTCCCATGATGACAGCGAGCGGCCACATGGCGGCAGCGCTGCTCACGGCCGCACTGATCTGCCCGCCCAACGAAGCCGCCGTGGCCGCGGCGCCCGCCTCAGCAGCGGCGTAAGTTGCCGCCGTGGTCGTGGCGACTCCGGTGGTGAACTGCGCGCCAATAGCTGTCGCGCCTTGCGATACCGCGCCAGTAAACGCTGCACTAGTGACGCCTTCAGCGCCGATGATTGCAGCCGTCTGAACCGCTGCCGTGCCAGTGATGGTCGATGCGAGACTGGTGAAGCCATTGGACAGCGCGCTGCTGATGCTGGAGAGCATGTTGCCGTAATAGCCGGCTCCGCCCTGAATAGCCCCGCCAATACCGCCCGAGGCATAGCCTGACGCGATGTCGGCGCCAACACCCGTGACCGCACTCCAGACCGAATACAGGTTTTTGCCCAGGCCAACCATTCCCCCCCAACCGTTAGAGTCGGATGCGCCGTTACCGCCAAGCATTGATCCGACCGCGCCGCCGAAGCTGGTCGCCCCACCCCCATTACCGCTATTGCCGAAAACAGCGTTAAGCAACGGGGCAATAACTTGTTGTTTGACAACAATGCGCGCTAGGTCAGCAATGACCGAGTTCGCGAAGTCTTTGAACGAAGCTTTACCGGTGGTGATGAAATCAACGAATACGTCTTCCAGGCTGTCGAAGGCGCTGAGGAAGGCCGACTTGGTCTGCCCGGCGACGTTTCGCGCCTCCTCCAGATAGGTCTGGTACGCGGCGGTGGCGCCGTTTAGCCAGCTGGACTGCTCCGTCTCAACGGCTGCGTAGTATTCCTTCTGTAGCTGCAGGCGCTCGGCCAAAGCCTTGCGCACTGCATCGGTTTCCTGGTCGTAAACTTCCTGTGAGATGGCATTTTTGTTGCGCTGAGCCAACAGCTTATCCAGCTTGTCCTGATAATCCTGCTGGATTTTGATGTCGTCTTGCAGGCGACGGCGAGCCTCGTCACCCATGCCGACGCCAGCACTCTGGATCTGAAGCTGCTGTTTGGTCTGTGCTAGCTGATCGTTCAGCGCTTGGATGTAGTTTTCGACTGCCGCCGTTTGCTTCTTGAGTCGACCCTCTTCATTTGTGGCCAGCACGGCCAACTTGCTATCGGAGTCCTGCTGAGTCTTAACCATGTTGGCGCGGGCATCGGCAATTTTCTGATCGAGCTGAATACCTTGAGCCGCCGACGTGCCCTTCTTGGCTTTCGCTGCCTCAAGGGCTGCAATCTCTGCTTGGTACGCAGCATTCACCTCGACTTGCTGTTGCTGGAGAATCGCGGACTTTTGCTCCATGTAACTCTGGTCGGAGGTAATGCCAGCCGTGTGAGCTGCATCGATCTCCTTTTCCATGTTCTGATATTCGGCGGTGATCGCCGCGATGCGGTTTTTCGCATCATTGAAGGCGGTGAGATCCAAAGCCACAGCGGCAGCCTTCGAGTCTTTGTTCTTGTCCTTAATGTTCGCGATGTTCTGGTCGACCGTCGCCTGATTCAATCGCGCGTCGGAGGGATTCTTCTTGCGAATGTCATCCAGCCAACGGCTGTATTCCTTCAACTCTTCGGTGCGTTTCTGCTCGTTGGTCCACGAGGACTTTGTGAGCGCATCAACCTTGCCCATGGCGACGATGGACTTTTCATTCAGAACGTCCTGCTCACCCTGATATTTGGCGATATCGGCATTGGCGGTCTTCTCATCGCGCAACATGTTCAGCTTGTTGTCGTAGTAGTCGATCATCACCTGCTTGTTCTGAAACAAGCCGATGTCGCCGGCGTTTGCTTTATCAAGATCGCTTTGGGCTTGGGAGATTTCCGACTCGATGTCCCGGCGACCGATGTTTTTAAGGTTGTCAGCCGCCTTGGCGACCAGGTTGTAGCCCTTTTCCCAGAGACTCAGGTTCTCCAGAATGCGCGGCGTGCGCTCATTGATGGCGTCGGCATAAGCCTCGGTAGCCAGTTTTACTGCGCCCGCGTGATCGCCTTGCAGCTCAAGAGCTGCAATCTGGGCGTAAACGGATGCTGTCAGATAGTGATACTGCTCATTAAGGGCAGCAGATGCGGTTACTGGCTCGTCGGCCAGCTTCACGAACTCGGCGATGGTGTCGCTTACGGCCTTACCGGTGCCTTCTTTCATCCCTACAGCGGCTTCGGCGATGCTGACGAAGCTCTCGCTGGCGATCTTCCCATTGTTCGCCAGGACGGTCAGCGCCTCGGCGGCCTGCCCGGTAGTGCCTACAGTTGCGCTGACTTGCTGGGCCATTTCGCCAAGCCGGCCAGCGCTGACGCCGGCGAAGTTGCCGGTCAGTTCCAGCGCCTTATTGAACTCTGTCGACTCGCCCGCACCTTTGACGAAGCCATAGGCAAGCGCAGCTACAGCGGCGACGACAACGGCAATAGGTGCCACGATCATTGCAAGACGACCGGCTGATGCTCCCGCCTCTGCGCCGATCTGGCCGATATTGCGGGCAGCGCCGGACCAATCACCGGACGCAAGTGCGTTACCCAGCTGGACGACATCCTCGCGAGCCTGGCGGGTGCCGAGGCCAAGCTTGCCCATGGCGCCGGTGGTTTGGACGATCGGATCGTTCGCCCCACGAAGCTTGGCGATTGAATCGTCGATCTTGCCGATAGCAACCGAGTAGTCTTTGGCGTCGATTGCGCCTTTGTCCAGGGCGCGCCCCAGATCCTCGGTTTCCCGATCCAGCTTTGCCAGTTTGGCGGCTGTCGGATCTATTGAGCGCATCAACTGGTCGAGCGCTTTCTCTTCTTGAAGTGCAGACTTGGTGATTTCTTGCTGGGTTTTGTCCAGGCGCTGGTTGATCTTGATCGCCTCGGCATCATCGATCATGTTGGCTTTTTGCAGGCTGCGCAGTTGCGACCGCTGAATCTCAAGCTCTGCGGTGGACTTTGCGCCGCTACGGAGTGAAGCCTCGAACTGATTCATCTGATTGATAAGCTGCGGCGACACCATGCCGCTGGTGGCCTTGCCCGCGCTGGTTGCGCTGGTTTCAACGTCTTTCAGCGCGCCAGGCAGGGATGAAGCACCCTTCCCTACTTCCTTCAATGCGGTCGACGACTTATTGCCCAGATCGACTACCGCGTCTTCTGCCCGACCAGCAGCGTCGGTCATCTTGTCGAGGTCGACTGCCGCCTTTGCAGCAGGGCTGGAATCGACCGCAATGCCGAGCGTTGCTAAATCATTCATGTGCTATTCCACCCATGTGGCCACTAAATCGCGCGCATAAAAAACCGCCCGAAGGCGGCCTGTGTTGTGTCCGTGCTTGGCGACGATCAATTCTCTTCCGCGTCGCCTTCGGTCCATCTGGCTCCCTGTTTCTGCTGCCTTTCCATGCGATCAAAGAATGCCTCAACGTCGTCAGCGATTTGCTCGCGACTCAGTTCTGGCTGATCCGGGGCCTTGCATTTGGGGTCTGCTGATTTTGTAAGCTGGGCGCTATAGTCATTTGACAGCTTACGGAGCGTCAGCGCCTCCCATGCGTCGAGACTAGTTTGCGTCAGCCGCGACCATGCCTCGATCTCTTGCCAGCTCAGCGGCTCCGGGCCGAAACCGTTATTGCCCACCGGCCCAGCCTCAAATAGGTACTGCACCAGGTACTGAAAGCCCATCATTTCCGGCATTTCCAGCTGCCTGACGTGATGGCCTTTTTCTTCCATGTCGCGGTAAACAGCGATGCGTGACTTGGTTTGCTTTTCAGCCACCGTATTCAGCCACGCCACCTTCCTGACGTAGAGAGCCAGGGCCTCTACGCTTTCGGCAAAAAATTCGCCCGTTCCGATGCGAAGGAATTCACCTGGTCGCGAATCCATGGGTAATCAGTGAGCAGCTTGATCGCCGCTTGAGGCGTGAACTTCAACGGCTCTTTGTTCAGCACCAGGTTCTTCCAGCCGATCACCAGCGAGGACATGGTTTCAATGCCGTCGTCGGAGCTTTGGCCGCGCTTACGAGCCGCGGTGCGAATGGTCGCCTTCCAGCGGTCAGAGTCGGTGCCTGCAACAGTCACAACCCAATCTTTGCCGTCATCGTTCTTGATGACTTCGCCAGTGCCAGGGTGCAGCAGCTTCATTTCAACGCCGGTTTCTGCGGTGCTACGGGTGAACAGGTCAGCGAGATCCATGGTAAATCCTTAACAAATGAGATGAGAAAGGCCCCGGCGAACGCAAGGGCCATTTGTAGCGCGAGGGCTTAAGGCGCCGGGACGGTGATGATGTCGCCGTCGACTTCAACGTTCACGGTGCCAGCGAGGATGGCGTCAGTGCTGCCGATATCGTCATCGGTGAAGCTCGACACTTGGCCAGGCATGTACTGGATACGCCCGCTCGGAAACTCGATCTTGAACGCATAGGAGTTATCCGATTCCAGCGCGGCAGTGAGCAGGTCTTGACCGTCATCTTCCTTGGCGATTGCCAGGCCGATAGCCATCTGACCGTTGTCATACGAGCCTTTGCGCTTGTAGGTGCCGCGATAGGCCAGCGGCTTGTGAGTGACGACCTCGAAGGTCTTACCGCGGGCGCCGATACTGGTGACTTCCGCGACTTCGACCCAGGTCAGGGCTGCGTAGGTGATTGCTGTAGCCGGTGCTACGGGAACCGCAGCAGACACCGAAAAGATCGTGCCGGCGGCGGTAGTGGCTGAGGAAGAACCAATGGCCATGAGTGTTTCTCCGTTAAGGATGCGCCGCGATGCGGCTGAAAAAGTTGCGGCGCCCGCTGAATCGCAGGCATTAAAAAACCCGCACAAGGCGGGCTGCTGTGTTGCTCTGACGATCAGCCTGTATCGGCCCGGTATCGGAATGACGTCGGCACGGTGTAATCGGTATCGCCTTGAAGCTCTGGGCCCTGGTCAATTGGGGTCATGATCTTGACCTTAAGGTCGCCCTGGCTAAGCGTGTCGAACAGTGGAAACAGGGTGGCGAGTTCGCCAATCAGCTGCTCACCAGTGCCAGTGCCTGCATCCGCAGGAATGACAATGCTCACCTGAAACAGGCCGATGTACTGACGATTCTTGCCGGGAAGGTCCGTGCTGTCGGTTACGGCCGGGATGGTGAAGGCGCGCAAATAGATGCCGGACGCCGGCGGTGTGAATTTCACGTTCTGGTAAGCCACCTGCAGCGGCTTGGTCTTCGCCCAGGCAGACAGGCGCGTCTCTAGCAGTCGCCGGATGATCAAATGGGACATATCACACCTTATTATGCTGAGCGGCGGCGGCAACGATCTGCTGGAATCGGGCGAGCGTCACCCGGACCATTCCGTTAGGTGCTTGGGTCGAGTGGCCGTATTCGAGCGGTATTCCGTATGGCAGGTTGTTGATGATGTACGCGATCTGTCCGGGCCTGAAGTCACTAAGCGCCGTGACGAGCGCCGCTATCGTGCTTTGCCCAGCCTGATCCGTCTCGTCGAAGGTGACGCTCTCAACCACATCCAAAGACAAGTGCCAGTTGGCTCGGAACCGGCCGCCGACGTAGTCCTTACCAGCCACCAGATCCATTCCGTCATTGAGCTTCTTGCCGGCCTTGAGCCTGCCATTCTTAGTTAAGTTCGCGGGGTCGTTGCGAAGTGCGCTGTTGTGGTCGTCGACTGCCTTGTTGTACTGGGTCGCAACGTGGTTCTCCGCCCAGAGTTCAGGGTTGCCGACTGGCGACATACGAATAACACTGCTGCCGATCTCGATGATGATCTCGCGAAGGGTGACGTCTATCGCAGCATTAGCCTTTTCGGCGAACTCGCGTATCTGCTGCGCGAACTGGCCTTGTTTGCCTGCGTACTTGGATGCCATGTCACGCCCTCACCTGTAACTCGTACAGGATCGGTGTGCCGGCCGGGTTGATCTCTTTTAGCGGCGGGACGATTGACCATGTGCGTCCTTGGATAATGACCTTGTTCAGCAAAGCCGGCACCCACTCAAGCCCCTGCGCGGCGATTTTGAGCTTCTTATCGCCCTGCTTGATGAGGCTGTTGTTCTGGAATTCTTGGCCGGTGAAGTCGAGCAGGATGCCCTGGGCGGTTTGTTCAGTGACGGTGTCGACCGGCGCGGTAC